AACAGGGGTCACAGGTACAGGCGCAGTAGGCAGTATAACTCAAACGAGTTCTGTAAACCAGTCAGCAACAGGGGTTGTTGGCACTGGGGCAATAGGTACGACAAGTAATACCAGCGGCGTAAATCAGACTGTAAATGGTGTATCGGGTACAGGTACTTCTGGTTCTGTAGCGGTAAGCGCCAAGGCTAATACTACTGCAACAGGAGTATCTGGTACTGGCGCGGTAGGCAGCATAACGCAGACAAGCTCCGCAAATATACCCGCCACAGGTGTGCTTGGCACTGGCGGTGTTGGCTCTGTAACTATAACAGGCGTAGCTAACCATACCGTTACTGGTGTAGCAGGCGCAGGGTCTTCGGGTGCTTCAACTATTGGTTTTGGGTACTATGCCACAGGGGTAGCAGGCACAGGCGCTGTAGGTACTGTTAGTGTAAACCAAGAGTTTTCTGTAACGGGCGTATCTGCTGTAGGAGAGGTAGGTAATAACGCGTTTGTTTGGAACGAGATTATCCCTGATAACACCGCAAATTGGAAAAAGATTGCGTCTTAACGATAGGCGCGGTACAAACTAAACAACTTATCTGCTTAGGAAACTCACATGGCTAGTACATATGGAAACGATCTTCGGCTAGAAGAGATTGGCGATGGCGAACAATCAGGTACATGGGGCGCTACAACCAACACAAACCTAGAATTAATTGCAGAGGCTCTTAGTTTTGGTACTGAAGCCATTACCACCAACGCCGATACGCATACCACAACAATTGCAGATGGAGCCACCGATCCGGGTCGCTCTCTGTATTTAAAGTATACAGGAACGTTAGACAGCACCTGCACCATTACAATCGCGCCTAATTCTATTAGCAAGACATGGTACATTGAGAACGGCACAAGCGGCTCTCAAAGCATTATTATCTCGCAAGGCTCTGGGGCCAACGTAACAATCCCAACAGGGCAAACCAAGATCGTGTACTCAGACGGCGCGGGTTCTGGCGCAGCTATGGGCGAGATTGGCACGTTAGGCGTCACTAGCTTGAATGTGTCAGGCAACATAATAGTCTCAGGAACCGTTGACGGCGTAGACTTGCAGACGTTAAACAACGCCGTTACAGCTAACACTGCCAAAACTGGAATAACAACCAGCCAAGCAAGTGCGATTACAGCTAACACCTCTAAGGTTACTAATGCGACACACTCAGGAGAGGTTACTGGCTCTAGCGCATTGACCATTGCTGACAATGTTGTGGATGAGGCTAATCTCAAAGTCAGTAACAGCCCAACTAACGGATATTTCTTGTCGGCGCAATCAGGCAACACAGGTGGGTTAACGTGGGTTGAAGCGGCTGCAAGTGTCGGTTCTTTATCAAAGACAGCGACAGGTTCAATACCTATACGTAAATCAGTTAGTATGCTTTCAGATGGCACTGCGAAACTAACAGGATTGTCTGGGTTGGGAACTGTTCCTATCGCACTTGCTGGTGACGCAACAAAGATTAATACTACTGATAGTGGTACTAGCTACTTTACTTTTGCTATGAACCCTCAAGGAACAGAATGTATTCTTACCATACAATCGCAACCAAAAATAGTAGCCGCTACTCTAAATGCAAATGGGACTGTAACTACTTCTTCTGAAAGTAGTTGGGCGGGTGATCCAGCAACTAACGCATATTTTGGATATGGCTCTGTTGCTACTGCTGAAAGAGCTTATGTGGTTGGTTTATATGGAAGCAGCGCACAAGCATATATTCGTGGGGTTTACACAACTGGAAATGCGGGTAGCGTGGTTGTAAATTCCGCAAATACATTAGCTGTAGACGGCGGCGGTGCCGCTGGTGCGTGGGCAATTTTAAGTACAGAAGAAGGTTACTTTTGTATTGTAAGGGCTGAAAGCAGCAATATCTATATAAAATTTGGAAGCCAAGATGCTTCTAATGGACAGATTACTTTAGCGAGTAGTTGGACTACGGTAGCTTCCAATTATAGCCAAACCCTAAGAGGTGTTGGTGTAGACTATGCAACAAAAAAAGTTGTTGTTATAAGTACATCAAATGCAAACACTAATGCTGATATTCGATGCACCACGGTTTTGAAGGGTTCAGGAACTGCCGCAGGGACCGTAAGTAATACTGTTGACTCAGGTTGGAACTCTTCAAACTATGGCGGTATTGGACAAGGTACTCTAAGGCAAGATGGAGCTTCCAACAAAATGATTTTTGCTATGCAGTACGGTAAAGAGGGTCAGGGTGGAGCTACTAATAATGTTTTTGGATATAAGTATTGGTTTACTGTAATCGATACGAGCGGCACACACCCTGTTTGGAACAATAAAAACTCGTCAAACGATTTATATGATTTTCCCTCTGGTGGCCAATTACCAGCTAGCACCTCTCGGTTTGGAACTACGGTTCCATACGGTTCAGATCATGTATCTGGCGCAAAATTTGGCGTCTCTGGTATGGAATATGTAAATATACAAACTGATGGAACTAGCTCTGGAACCACTGCTACGGCAATTGGTTTTGATGGCTTCACCACAGGTGACCCTCACCAAATTGGAACATTTACTGCGGATGGTTCAAAAGTTATTATAGGGTCTGAGGGGACTGAAAATTTCATCAGACAGTATGGCTTTGCTGATGGTGGTGCAGTAGTCGGTATTTCTTCTAATGCTGTTAGCGATGGACAGACCGTAGAAATAACCACTGTTGGAGCAATATCTACAGGACATAGCGGCCTAACAACTGGAACCAGAGTATATCCAGTTCTTTCTACTGGTGATTTAACAACTACAAAGCCCGGAACGCAGACAAGTTTAGGTATAGCTGTAAGTGCTACTGAAATATTAATGGGGTCGGATGGATGATACCTTACTACATATACATGGACGCTTTAAATGACCCGTGGCTTTTGCGTCAAGTCGCGCCTTGGAATGGCTATAGAGAGCCTAGTATACCTTTTCCTTTGCTTGAAGAGCAGTACCGAGATTGGCGAGATTTAAAGCTGAAAGAAACAGATTGGCGATTTGCGTCAGACCAAACTCCATCTGATGCTTGGACAACATATCGTCAAGAATTACGAGATTTACCTAGTGCCGCTGGTTGGCCCGACAGCTTATCTTCTGATAACTTTGTACCGCTAGACCCTAACGGTGAATAATGCCAGACATAAATGAGCGCGTCTCGGCGTAGTTTTACAGAGGTGATATATGCCGTTAACAAAGCTACAGTTTAAGCCCGGAATTAACCGAGAAACCACTTCGTATAGTAATGAAGGCGGTTGGTTTGATAGCGATAAAGTACGGTTTCGCATGGGGTTTCCTGAAAAAATAGGCGGATGGGTACGTCAGTCTATATATAACTTTCTAGGAACTTGCCGTGCATTGCATCCTTGGGTGACTTTGTCGGGCGATAAGTTGATTGGTGTCGGCACGTCATTTAAATATTACATTAATGAAGGTGGGTCTTACCACGATATAACTCCAATACGAGTTGCTTCTTCTGCTGTTACTTTTGCCGCAGGGGCAGACACCTTAAACGGGGCAATAAACGCTTCAACGCAATCTATTATTTTAAACAGCGTAACAGGTTTTCCAACAGGTGGTGGTCTTATTAAGATTGGCACAGAACAAATAAACTATGCGGGGATTACAAGTTCAACACTAACCAGTTGTGTGCGCGGGGTTAATGGAACTACCGCAGCTTCCCATTCAAACAGTGCTTCTGTTACTTGTGCAACGTTAACTGTGACTGATCCAGACGGAAACGGCGCAGTGGTGGATGACTTCGTTACATTTTCAGGGGCGGCATCCCTTGGTGGGGTAATTACCGCAGCGGTGCTTAACCAAGAGTACCAAGTTACACAGATCATTAACGCTAATATTTTTCAAATTGAGGCTCGATCTGTTGCTACAATACAAGAAATTACTACGACTTCGGGTTTAAACCCCACGTTTGTTTTTGCTAACACCAGCGACAGTAGCAACGGCGGCGCTTCTGCTGTTGGAGATTATCAAATCAACGTTGGTCTGGACACCTCTGTTTTAGGTTCGGGGTGGGGCGCAGGAGTATGGGGTCGTGGTACGTGGGGCTCTGCTTCAGACTTAACGGTCCCTGGTGATACGATGCGTATCTGGAGTCATGATAATTTTGGCGAAGACTTGTTAATAAATGTTCGGGACGGGGGTATTTATTATTGGGATAAATCTTCAGGATTAAACAACCGCGCTGTTTTACTATCTGGCCTAGCAAACGCAAACAGAACCCCTACTATTGCTAACCAAATATTAGTGTCGGACAAAGATCGTCACATTATTGCTTTTGGCTGTGATCCGGAAACGAACATTGGAACACAAGACCCGTTGCTTATTCGGTTTAGCAGCCAAGAAAGTTTGACTGATTGGGCGGCTGAAACAACTAACACCGCTGGAGACTTACGTTTGGGTTCAGGTTCTAAGATTATATTGGCTGTTGAAACGCGCCAACAGATCTTGGTTTTTACAGATGTTTCCCTTCATGCCATGCAGTTCCTTGGACCGCCGTTTGTATTTGGTATAAACACCGTTTCTGAAAACATTACCACGGCTAGTCCCATGTGTGCTGTAGCTGTTAACGACAGCGTATTTTGGATGGGAAGAAATGAGTTTTATGTATACTCAGGAGCGGTGGAGCGGCTTCCTTGCACCGTTAGAGATTACATCTTTTCAGACTTTAATGAAGACCAAATTGAAAAAGTTTCTGCGGCCACTAACTCTTCCTTCTCGGAGGTTTGGTGGTTTTACCCTTCTGCAAGCAGCGAAGAAAACGATAGATATGTTGTTTTTAATTACGCGCAACAAATCTGGTACTATGGGGTTCTTAATCGCACTTTTTGGATTGATCGAGGTGTTGATAAAACACCGTTAGCGGCAAGCAGCGACCACTATCTTTACAGCCACGAAGTTGGTTTTGACGATGGAAGCACTGTGCCAGCATCCGCAATAACCTCTCGTATTGAAAGTAGCCAGATGAGTTTAGGGGATGGAGATCAGTTTGCATTCCTATCTCGAATTATTCCGGACATAACGTTTAGAAACTCTACGACAACTACCCCCGCGGTCACATTTACTTTAGGTGTTAGAAACTTTCCAGGGGGTCAATATCTGAACACAGACGCAAGCAGCGTAGGTAAAACTTCTTCTGTTCCTGTTGAACAGTTCACAACAGAAGTAAGGACGCGGTTACGTGGGCGGTCTTTTAATTTAAAGATTGAAAGCACTGAAACGAAAATGGGTTGGAGATTAGGTACACCTCGAGTTGAGATTAGACCTGATGGTAGGCGCTAATGTCTAGAAACTTAGTTCGCCCGTTTTTTCCAATACCTCCTTCCGAATACAGCCAAGGGTACTTTAACGAAGTACTCCGGGCGTTTTCTGTTTTTCTAGACCAGAGTCAAAACCCAGGTGAAGGTAGAAATACTGCATTGGTGCTTACAGCATTACCTAATAGTGATCAGGGTTTAGAAACAGGGTCTTTGTTTCAAAACAATGGCTTTGTAAAGATAACTATCGCAAACCAACCAAACTTGTTAGGTGTGCTTGCAACGGGTGCCGTTGGGTCTGTTACTGTAACTACATAAAGGCGTGGAAAAGAAAACTGCGTTCTGTTAGTATGACGTTAAAAGGATTTAAGCCATGGGTCTTATAAAATCATTAGCTGGGTTAGCCGGCCTTGCAGTTGGCGGACCAATGGGCGCCGCTCTAGCTGTAGGTGCTACGGAAGCAGCGCAAGGTGGAGACTTTAAGGACATCTTGGGCAGTGGCCTAAAGGGGTTCTTTGGCGGCACGGCAATCAACTCGGGCCTTGGCGCCCTAAAGGGTGCCGGCATGATGAACACTGCAAGTCCCGCGGCCTTGGCTCAAGCAGGGGGTGCGGCGGGTAAAGCTGTGCCTCTTAGCGGAATGGCGGGTGGCGGCGGCGGCGGTGGGATTGCATCACTGGGTCGAAACATTTTTGGCGGTGGGCCTGCCGGTGGCGGCACGGGCTTGATGGGATTAATGAAAGACAACCCACTAATTACTGCACTGGCGTTACAGGCTTTTGATGAACAACAATACCCTGACGGTGTAAAAACCAGCACTCCCCTGCAAGAAAGACAGTTAGCCACTGGGGAAAGACTGCCTGACTATGAAGGTAGGGTGTTCGCTCCTATGCGTTACGCCGCTCAAGGGGGCATGATCGAAGGACCAGGGACCGGCACCAGTGATGATATCCCCGCAACGATCTACCAAAACGGAGAGCCGGTACAAGAAGCACGGTTGTCTGACGGTGAGTTTGTTCTTCGTGAGAAGGATGTTCTGGCTGTTGGTGATGGGGACAGAGAAAAAGGCGCGGCGCGTTTATACGCAATGCAGAGACAGGTAGGATAGAGCCATGGCTGATCAGACACAAACCGTTCTACAGGGGCAGTTCCTTCCGGAGTATCAAGAGAAGTACCTGAAAGACCTTTTGGCTAACGTATCATCAATTAGCGAGACATCTCCCCTTGCAGATGTAGCCGCACCGGATGTCATGCAGTTTACTCCCAACCAGCTAGAGGCAATCCGCCTTGGTCGGGAAGGCATTGGCGCTTACGAGCCCATGATGCGGGAAGCAGAGGCTAGCTTTGATACAGCGGGTACAGCATATGACTCTGGTATTTCTTCACTAGCGGGAACTACGGGTGGCTTTGATCTAAGCGGCTATGCTGGTGATGTGACCGAGGGCCAAGAAGGATTGCGCGGAACAACGCAGATGTTTGCGGACAGCGCCGATCAGTACATGAACCCATACGAAGACTCTGTTGTTCAACAAGCGTTGGCCGACATTCAATTGGCTGGACAGGAACGTGCTTCTAAGATTGGTGGCGCAGCGGCTGGAGCGGGAGCCTTTGGTGGATCCCGCATGGGCGTAGAGAATGCTATGCTTAATCGAGACATCCTAGCACAGTCGGGCAGAACTGCTGGGCAACTACGTCAGACCGGTTATGAAAGCGCACGTAAGGCGTTTGAGGATCAGATGGCTCGAGAAGGTCGGGCTGCTACGGGCATCGTGAACATGGGCAGTGATTTGGCAAACAAGGGCATGTCTGCTTTTGAAAACCAGATGAACCGCGGTCAGCAGGCCAGCCAGATCTTTGGGCAACTAGGTCAGGGCATTGCCGGCTTGGGTGCTAAGGAAGCAGCCTTGGGAGACATGGCGCAGAAGTCAGCGCAGAGTGACGTTAACGCTCTGTATAACATCGGGTCGTTGGAACAGCAGCAACAACAACGTGAGTACGATGTGCAGCGACAGGGCCAAATGGAACAGGCTTATGAGCCTTACAGAAGGTTCAACTTTATGTCGGACATCTTCCGTGGCGTTCCGTCTAGTCAAACACAATTGACGCAAAGCACTGTGCCATCACCCAGCCCACTTAACGCTGTTATGGGCAACGCGATGGGCCTTGGGGCGTATCAAAACTTCTCCGGTTATAGTTAAGGGATCAACGTTATGCAGAATGAGGTCTTTAATCGGAAGTTGTTTCAACGCAAAGATGGCGCTCGGACACGGCTTAACCAACTGGCTAGGGCCGATCAGCCCTCTGGCATTCTTGCATCCAGCCAACCCTTGATTGATGAGGCGATGAAGTCGGTTCGCAGACCGGAAACCTCAGCCATACCTATGGATGTCGCTAAGGGTATGAGCGCGGGAAGAGCTGATGGTATGCCCATGGCCCCTGCACCAATGCCCATGCCGATGGCGCCACCTCCCGCTCCTGCACCAATGCCCATGGCCCCTCCTCCACAACAGATGGCCCAAGCACCACAGCCACAGCCTAACCTTAATCCTATGCGCCCTGGTGTTAGGACCATGGCTTTAGGTG